GAGACGACGATGTCGAACTTGACGCGCACCAGCGCGCTCACGCGGAGCGTGCTCGCCGCCATTAGCGGCAAAAAGGGCTCCCGGCTGGAAGAAGAGCGGCCGGAAGAACTCGAAGACGAAGAAACCGCCGAAGGCACCGAGGATGAAACCTCTGCCGAAGACGACGTGACGGACCCCGAGGCTGAGACCGAGGAAGAAGACACCTCTGCCGAAACCGAAGAGGACGAGGCGGACGAAGGCAAGACCACTTCTGCCAGTGCGATCCGCCGCGCCGAGCAGGGGCGGATCCGCTCGATCCTTTCCCATCCGAAGGCCGATGCCAATCCGGGGCTCGCCGCTGAACTGGCCTTCGGATCGAAGTTCTATTCCGCCAAGGACGCCGGCGCATTGCTGTCGGCAATGGGCGGCGGGGGCGGCCAGCTTGCCAGTCGCATGGCCGGCAAGAGCCCGAAGCTCGGTGCGGGAACACCCGGCGGGGGCAAGTCGAACGAGCGCCAGGCGGTTGTCGCCGGTGTTCGAAACACCATCCAGGCCATGCACGGCCGCAACCGCAAGGGAGCCTGACCAATGGCTGAAGCAACCTTCGCACCGAACGATCTGCTCGTCTCCGACGTGCCGGTCGTCACTCGCAACATCACCATCGCCAGCGGTCAGAACCTGAAGCGCGGCGCGGTGATCGGCAACATCACTGCGTCAGACAAATGCATCCTGTCCGCCTCGGCCGCAGCCGACGGCTCGCAGACGCCGGGCCTCGTACTCGCGATCGACTGCGATGCATCCGCCGGCGACGTCGTTGCCGCTGCCTATGCGGGTGGCGCCTTCGACTCGACGAAACTCATCCTTGGTGCCGGTCACACAGCCGCGACCGTGGAAGCCGCGTTCCGCAAGGAAGGCGCGCCCCTCTACGTTCGCGTCCTGAAGTAACGGCCTAACCGAAAGGGCAACTGACAGATGGATATCCTCCTCAATACTGCGGAACTCATTCAGGTTCTGCCGCCCCGCGACCGGCCGGAAGCCTTCCTGCGCGATCGCTATTTCTCGACGACGGTGCTTTCCGACATGGAAGAGATCGTCTTCGACCGCATCCTTCCTGATCGCGAACTAGCGCCGTTCGTTCATCCGGATGTTCCGGGCAAGGACTCTGCCAATCGTGGGTTCAAGGCGACCAGCTTTACCCCGGCCTATGTCAAGCCGCAGAACACGCTACGTCCGCGCGGAAACATGATCCGCATTCCGGGCGAACCGATCGGCGGCAGGGATACGCCTGCCAATCGCTACGCCTACAATCTTGCGACCATCATCGACGACCAGGATCAGCGGATCACCCGCCGTGAGGAGTTCATGTGCTCGCAGGTTCTGCGCACCGGGCAGGTGATCGTGCAGGGCGAAGACTATCCGACGCAGACGGTGACCTTCGGTCGTGATGCTGCGTTGACCATCGCGCTTGCCGGCGCCGCGCGCTGGGGTGAGGCAGGTGTCGATCCGATGGATAGCATTGACGCATGGACGCAGCTGCTCGGCGACACCAGCGGCTTTACTGCCCGCGAGGTCCTGTTGGGACCGGGCGCCGCCGGGCTCCTGAAGAAATCGCCTCGTTTCCAGGAGATGCTCGACAACCGGCGTCAGGACGGCGGTATCATGCAGCTCGGACCGGTCTCGACCGGCGCCGAGAACAAGTACTACACGGTGCTTGGCACGATTGGCGAATTGACGTTCATCCAGTATTCCCAGCCCTACACCGTCGGCGGCGTGAAGCAGAACTTCTGGCCGTCGATGGGCGTCGCGATCTTCGATCCTTACGGCTTCCAAGGCCACTTCGCCTATGGCGCGATTCTCGACAACGACGTGCTGCAGGCGATGGAACGCTTCCCAGACATGTGGAAGGAAAGGAACCCGTCGCGCACGATCGTGCAGACGCAGGCCGCACCTCTCCCTGTAGCCCCGGAGCCGGACGCCAGCCTATTCGCGCTGGTCCGCTGATCCCTCACCACCACCATCACTTCGCATCATCTCCGCCGTCTCCTGTCGGCGGAGAATGACGCAACAGGAGGCTCCGATGAGCAAGAAAACTGAGCAGTTCAATGTGACCATTACTCTCGGCAAGAAGGTCTACAAGGCCGGCGACCCGGTCCCCGTTGGCACGGGCGGTCTTTCGGAAGATGAGGTCAAGAATTTTCGCGATGCGTTTGGCGATTACACAGGTGGCCCATCGGTCAAGGAAGGCACGGCCCCATCGAGTGCCGACCTTGCGCGGATCCGCGAAGAATTCGAAGCACTGACCAACGAGCGTGATCAGTTGCTGGGTAAGGTCGACACTCTGACCGCCGAGCGCGACACGGCTCTCGAAAACAGCAGGGTTTTGTCGAAGAAGAATGATGATCTCGAAGCCGAGCTTGATCAGGCGGGAACGGATCAGACGGTGCTCGCCGACCAGGTCAAGGTGCTGCAGGCCGAAGTCGACAAGCTGAAATCGAAATGACGCGGCGCCCCGAAATCTTCGCCCGCATGGGGCCGAAGTTCGCCAAGGCCTTCGGCAACGTCGATGCCATGTTCACCATCGCCGGCGTCGTCAGTCCGAAGGCTGTTCGGGGCATCCTCCGCGTCTGGCGCGATGTCGAACTTATGGAAGAGGTCGACCAGGCGGTCGAGGGAACGACGCATTTGCTCGCCGTTGCCGCGACCGACGTGCCGGGTCTCGAAAGTAAGCGCGACACGGTCACGATCGACGGCGTGACCTATCCCATCATCAATGTGAGCGACGACGCCCGGGCCATGCTCAAGCTCTCGCTTTCAGGAGACATCTGACATGAAACAGGAACAGGATGCGCCGGCGGCCGCGAAGGTCGATCCGGCCGAAGAGATCTGGCAGGCGCTATTCGCCACCGAGGACGGCGCGAAGAAGGAAGCGGCTCGCAAGGCCGTCGGCGGTATGACGCAGCGGCCGTGGCAGCAGTTGCCGTCGCGTCTGCGTTCGGCGATCCGCTCAGACGTCGGTCGGCTCGCCGACCAGAAGAAGACGCGGGAGCAGATTGTGGCGCTCGGCTATTCGGTCGAGATCCTCGGTCAGGCGCTTCGCGATCTTGGGAAGGCGATCGTCTGATATGGCGCACCTCCGCACCCAGATCTTCGACGCGGTGAAGGCGCGGCTGGTCGCCATTCCGCGCTTCTCCGATCCCGACAAGGTCGTTCGTGGCCGCAAGGGCGCGATCAAACAGGAGGCGTTGCCGGCGCTGACGCTCACCTGGTCGGACAGCAACGAGATCGCCGACCTTCGACCGTTCGCGGGCGCGAATGGCGAGGATGGCTACGATCGCCGGTTGCCGTTTTCGATCGTCGTGCATCTTCGCGACGATGATCCGGAGCTTGAGTTCGACGATATCTGCGTCGAGGTCGAGAGCGCCATGGGTGCTGCCATAAAGCTCGATGGTCTCGTGATCGAGGCACTGCTCGAAAACGAGCGGCACTACGTGAATTCGCAAACCGGCACCTCTCTCTGCGCCGGCTCCATCAACTACCGGATCGCCTACAAGACGCTTGCGGCCGATCCCCAGCAGACTGCGTTCTAGCGCTACCGCTTCACCTAACCAGAGGACATCGCCATGGCTCTCGGCCGCGAACTTACCTTTGCTCGTGCGAATGATACGGGCAACTTCGAGCTTGCCTGCATCGTCGAGTCTCGCTCGCTCGAAATCAACAACGAAGAAATCGACATTACCAAGCCGAATTGTACCGCGCCTGGCAGCAAGTTGGTTCTGGCTTTGATGCATGGCACCCAGTCGATCCGCTTCAACGGTCAGGGCGCGTTCGTGAACACTGCGACCATGAAGTCGGTTGCGGCCGACATCGTGAATCAGGTGGTCCGCGAGTGGCAGATCACAGTTCCCAGCGTCGGCACTTTCGAGGGCGATGCGCTGATGTCAGGCACCTTCTCCGGTGACAAGACGAACGAATTGCAGGCGGACATCCGCGGAGCAATGACGGGCGTGATCACCTTCGTTCCGGCCGTTTGACGGAGGCGATGGTGGAACACGCTAACCCCATCCGTGGCGAGGCGCCGGTAAAAATCGGCGCCATCGACTTCCGTATCGCCGTCACCTTCTCGGGACTTGCGCGACTGTCGCAGGCGCTGGGCGCCAAGACGATTGACGAGATCTATGCCCGACTGCTCGGCTTCGAGCCGAAGGCCGTCGCCTGCGCCGTTCGCTGCCTGATCGTCGTCGATGATGCCGACCAGCTCGACGCGCTCGTGGCCAAGATCCTCGACGACAGCAACATCTCTATCGCCGACCAGGTGAACTGGCGCGATGCGGTCGAGACTGCACTTGCAGGACATATCGAGTCCGGGCGCATTCGCCGAGATGAACAGACGGCGACCGATATCGCTTCGGATGCCGTCTTGGGAAAGCCCGTCAGCCCCTCCTGATTGCAGACCAACTCAAGACGGCGTTTCGCGTCGCCACTTCTCCGAAGCTTCTCGGCTGGTCGCCGGAAGTCTTCTGGAAGGCGACGGCGGCCGAATTTGAGATGGCTCTGGAGGGGCTTTCCGGAAAACTCAGCGGCGCTCCGTTTATCTCTCGCGAAGCGGTTCGCCGCGCCGCAGCGGCCTATGGGGTGCGACCGTCGCTCAAGACGAACCCGAAGGCGCAGACAATTGGGGGAAGTTAGCGAGACTTCGCAAAATCATCGATCTTGGCGATGATGATCGCGAGCGCAACACTGACGACTCCCAGGCCGAAAGCCGTGGCGCCAAGTATCTCGTGCATTGCCGATTTGGCGAGGAATGCGACGATCACGCCTCCGAACATCTGCAGCAATCCCAACAGCAAGATGAACACGGCCATGGCTTCCTCCGGATGCGACTTGAACGAGCAATAGCGCTCGGCGTCGCGAGACTCTCACAGAGGGCGTGGAAGTCAACCACAAGTGTGCCGTTCTCCCCTGTGGTGGGTGGCGATCAGTTTCCGTAAATCGAGATCCGCAAATGAGCCGCCCTGATATCCCCGTCACTATTTCAGGAGACTCGAAAGGCTTCGAGGCTTCTCTTGCCCGCATTCGCGCGATGACGAAGTCGACAGCGACAGATGTGCTCGCGTCCTTCAATCGGATCAAGGGCCTCGCTGGTGGTGCGGCAGGTATCGTGGCCGGGATTGTTTCCGCCAGTACTGTGGCCGTCGTTCGCGATGCGGCTAGTGCAATTGCCTCTGTCGGGGATGAGGCGCGGAGGGCCGGCTTGGACGTCAAGTCATTCCAGGAGTTGAAGTTTGTCGCCGAGCAAAACCGGGTCGGTGTTGATGCCCTGACGGATGGTATCAAGGAACTTAACCTGAGAGCCGATGAGTTCATTTCGACCGGCAGCGGTTCGTCTGCTGAAGCGTTTAAGCGTCTGGGCCTTAGTGCCGACGATCTTAAAAAAAAGCTCAAGGACCCATCGGCCCTGTTTACCGAGATCATCGGAAAGCTGCAGCAGTTCGACAAGGCTGCGCAGATCCGCATCTTGGACGAGGTCTTTGGTGGAACTGGTGGCGAGCAGTTCGTGCAACTTATTGAGGCCGGGGAGGCTGGGATCCGCGACCAAATCAAGGCCGCAAACGACCTTGGGTTGGTACTCGACGAGCAGTTGATCAAGAAGGCGGCCGAGGTCGATCGGAAGTTCAACTTGATCGCCACGACAGTGGGCGTCAAGCTCAAGTCGGCCGTCGTTTCCGCGGCCGACAGCCTCGCCGAGTTCATCGACGGCTTTCGGGACTATCAGAACCAGAGGAGCAGCACACTCAGAAACCGACAGGCGGAGATAGGCCTGAAGGTATTGGATCTGGAAAACAAGATCCTCGAGACGAAAGAGAAGCAGACGTCTGAGACGGAGAAGCTCTCTGACGTCGCCAAGAACCTCGGCTTCGAAAACAGCAAGAACACCGTCGCGGCTGGGGTTACAGGGCAAGTTGATGGGCTCAAAAAACAGATTGCAGATCTGAAGGATGAGGAAGCCAAGATCGTCGACGCGTTGAATGATCGTGTCGACCGCATGAGCAGGTCCGCCGAGAAGACTTGGACCCCCCCAGTTATCCCCACCGATGACGGCAAGGGAGGCGGTCGCTCCAAGGCGACCAGCGCAGCGGAAAAAGAGAAGAAGGCGATCGACGATGTCATTCAGTCCCTGCGCGACGAGCTCGCTGTGATGGGGCTGACGGATATCGAGCGCGAGCGGACGATCGCGTTGCGCGAAGCCGGTGTGACCTTTGCCTCGAAAGAAGGGCAGGAAATCTCCAAGCTGATCGACCAGAAGTATCGGCAGATGGCGGCCGAGGAAGAGTTGATCGAGCAGCAAGATCGCATGCGCGATGCGGCGCAGCGCGTCGGTGACACACTCGATGATCAGCTCATGCGCATCGTCGATGGTACATTCGACGCCAAGGAAGCTCTGGCTGCACTGCTGACGGAGCTGATCAACGTGCAGACGAACGGCAAGGGGCTTTTCGGCTCATTGTTCGAAGCGTTTTCTGGCGGGTTCGGAGGCGGCGGAAAGGGGCTCTTCTCTCCGAAATTCGTACCGAACACGACGCTCGACGACTTCCTCACTGGCGGCGCGCGGGCCGGCGGCGGCGATGTTTCGCCAGGTCGAATTTATCGGGTCAACGAGTACGAAGAAGAGTTTTTCTCGCCGTCGCAGCACGGCAGGATCATCGCTCCTTCGAAGGTCCGCGATAACGGATATGGAGGCGGTGGCGACGAACGCACCGTTATCCAGTTGGAGCTGAGCGAGGACCTGGTTGCCAGGATACTGCAGCAGGCGAGCGGGCAGACCGTCCAGTTGATGAAGCGGAACGAGGCGGCGCGACAGAACATTCAGCAGAATGGCGGGGACTACTGATGCCGGACCTGATCGCACTTCCGAGCGTGGTCTATGGGCCATCGATTTCCTTCGACCCGATCCGCACCCGCAGCACTTCGCGCATGCTCGGTCGGCGTACGGAGACGGCCTTGCGAGGAACGCCCTATTGGGTGGCGAGCTATGCCGCGGGCAACCTGACGACGGCCGAGATCGGGTTGTTCGACGCCTTCAACATGCTGGCGAGCGATGGCGGCGTGTTCGCCGGCTACGATCCGGGCAGGCCTCGGCCGATCGCCTACCAGGGCAGTACGCCGCTTTCGGGCGTGAAGGCGGGCGGCGGTGCCTTCGTCGGCGACGCGGTACTGCAGTCGATCACCAATCCGCTTGCGATCGTCATCAACGGGCTGCCGGCCGGGTTCAAGCTTTCGGTCGGCGACTATGTCGAGGTTCGCAAATCGCCCCTGGTGCGCTCGTTGCACCGGATCACGGTGCCAGCGACCGCGAACGCCGGAGGCGTAGTGACGCTTGCCATCCGGTTCTTTCTCGATACCCAGACCTTCGCGCCCGGCAACACGGTCCATTTCGAGAAACCGTCCTGCATCATGGAGTTGGACGAAGGCAGCTTCAGCCTTCCGAAGTCCTACCCGCATAACAATGTCCAGTTCACCGCGACGGAGCAGTTTTACTCATGAGCGTGGCACTCTCACCGGCAGTCGAGACAATCGTCGAAAGCGGCGAATTCGCCGTGCTCGATCTGATCCGCTTCGATCTGCCTGGCAAGACCGTCGGCTATCATCGGGGCGGGCGGCCCTTCACCTATAACGGCCTCACGTATTTACCGAACCGGTTCCTCGATGCTGGCGAAGTCAACAGCGCCGTCGGGGTGGCGGTTACAACGCGCACGATCGTGTTTTCAAATATCCCGGTCGCGAACCCGGATGACGCGGTCGCCCAGATCGAGCAGTACGACTACCCGAACTCGCCGGTCATCATCACGCACCTCGCCGGCGTTCCCGCGACCAACGAGGTTGTCGGCATTCTTGTCTCGAACATCTATGAGATCGATCGGATCAGCTTCAATGACGATGCGATCGACGCAAAGGGCTCGGGGCTTTTGACATTGACGATTGACTTGCAGCCGCCAGGGCGATCGGCACGAGGTCAAACGCTGATCAAGCGCAGCAAGGCCGAACAGCAGTTCGACAACGACGCGACTGATACCGGTTTCGAGTATGTCGCCACGGTCGGCACGATCCCCGAGGAATGGGGACAGGTGTCGAGATAGCATCATGGAACGGTTTCGCATCGGATCGGCCACGCTGGAGCGTGAGCTATCGACCCCCTATGCCTATGGCCCCGCCGATTGCTTCCACCTCGGCTGCGCCATGGCGGACGCATTGCATGGTGCCTCGCTCGTCGAGAAATACCGGGGCGCCTATAAGACGCTGAGGGGCGCGCATATTGCGCTGCGCCGGCGTGGGTTTTCGAGCCTCGTCGACTTCTGGTCGGCGGAACTCGGACAGGAACCGGACGGCGCTGCCTCGGCGCGCTATTTCGACCTGGTCATCCTACGCCTTGCCGATGGCGCCGAGCATGTCGGTGTCTGTATCGGCAATCGCTTCATCACCAAAACCGAGAGGGGCCGTAGCGACCACGGCCTTTCCGACGTCGTTGCGACTTTCCATCTCGGGTAATCCCTTCCATGGCAATTTTCTCGTTGATCACGACGGGCCTCGGCGCCCTGTTCGGCTCGACCATTATCGGCAATCTCGTGGGCGGAGCGCTGGCATTCGGCGCGAAGCTTGGACTGACGAAGCTCGGTCAGACACAGCAGAAGAAGCGGAAGTTCACAGCTGTACAGGGCGAGGTGCAGATTGGCGGCGACGTGCCGGTCGGTGCGCTGCTCGGTACCGGCAAGACGCGCGGTCAGCGGCTTTTCTATGCCAAGTGGGGCAAAGGCAACAAGATGAACGCCGATGTCTTCGCGCTCGCGAATGGCTGGTGCGATGGCCTTGAGCCCTACATGTTCATGTTCGGTGAGAAGCACAATCTCGTGCCGATGGCTATCGCCGGCGGAGAGACCGCGCGCTACGGCGTCGAGGGCTTCATTGACGGCGATGGCAACAGCTCGATCGACATCCGCTTCTACGATGGTCGCCCTGACCAGGTGCATGATGCAGAGCTTGTCGCGTCTACCGCCGCGCTCGGCAACGCGTGGAAGGCGACGAGCCGGCTGCGCGGCGTCTGCTACGTAGTGGTGTACCGCTATTATCATTTGAAGTTCTTCCGCGACGCTGGCCGTGGTCGGCCGGACATCGAGTGGATGCTGCGCGGCCTGCGCGAGTACGACCCGACCAAAGATTCGACGGTTGCCGGCGGGAACGGCCCGCAGCGGCTCAACGACCCTTCGACCCATGCTCACACGCTGAACCCGGCGATCCATCGCCTCAATTACCAGCTTGGCCTGAGGGGTTTGCTCTCCGGTCGCACCTTGATTGGTGAAGGCAAGACGCTCGGTCAACTGGACCTGTCGTCTTACTTCGTCGCGATCAATTATTGCCGGACGCTGCGCAAGGGGAAGCCGATCTATCAGTGCTCGCTCTGGGTCAATTCCGAGACCGATCACACAGAGGCCTTGTCGGCCCTTGACGATGCGATGGCAGGCTATGGCTTGAACCGTCGCGGACTTTCGGGCGTCGTCGTCGGTGCGCCGCAGATCCCGGTGCTGACGATCACGGACGCCGATATTCCGAGCGATCGGCCGAAGCCGCGCCAGCCGCGTAAGTCGGCCTTCGATCTCTTCAACCATCTGTCCGGCCAGTTCACCTCGCCGGATTCGATGTGGAACCCGGAGAGCCTGAAGCCGATCGTCGTCAACGCCGACGTCGCCGCTGACAAGCGCGCGCGCCAGACCTCGATCGACTTTCTGCAGGTGCATGATGCCGATATTGCGCAGTACCTGCTGAACATCCGTTATCGCCAGAACCGCAAGGGCGGTACCGTGACGTTGCCCGTCAGTCGCCGCGTCGGCCTGAGGGTCATGGAAGGCGAATGGGTCACCTACCAGGGCAAGGACTGGATGGTGTCAGAGTGGCGTTGCGACGCGGATCTGCGTTTCGCCTTTGTGCTCACCGAGACCGGCGCCGACATCTACGACGACGGCGATATTGCGCCTGGTCCGGTGATCATCCCGCCAGCGCCACCGATCAATCCGTCGCAAATGTCTGTGGTGCAGAACTTCGCTGTCGCGATCGGTGTCATCTCTGGCGCCGGCGGCAGCCAGCTGCCGTGCCTGCGCTTCACTTGGACGCCACCCGACGATCCGACCATTGTTTCGGTCAACATCACCTACGAAGTCGTTGGTGGCGACCAGAGCTTCAGCGCTGTGTCGAATGATCCGGAGAGCGGCCTGAAGCTGACGACTGACAATGTCGCGTCGGGGAAGGTGTATCGCGCGAAGGCCACGATCACGACGAACCCGGATCGCTTCCGCACTGAAACGCCGTGGGTCACCGCGGCGGTTCCGACCGCGAACATGCACGTGCTCGATGACTCGATCACGGCGGCAAAGATTGCGGCTGCGGCGGTGACTGCCGACAAGATCATGAATGATGCGGTCACCAGCATGAAGCTTGCCAACCAGGCAGTGACGACGGCGAAGCTTCAGGTCGCAGCCGTTACCGATCAGATCCTTGCCAATGGTGCTGTGATTTCGAGCAAGCTTGCTGACGCAGCCGTCACAGCTCAGAAGCTCGCCAACGCGGCCGTTGATGCGACGAAGTTCGCGGCCGGTATTAAGCCGGTCGAGGTTGTCGACGCTCTGCCAACGACAGGCAACGTCGAAGGTCGCCAAGCGTACCTGACGACAGATGGCAAGCTTTACCGCTTCCGGTCTGGCCAGTGGGTGAAGGACACGGCCGCGGCAGACGTCACGGGGCAATTGGTTTCGAGCCAACTCGCAGACGCGCTCATCACAAACAGCAAGCTTGCGTCCCTCGCAGTCGATGCGGCCAAGCTCGCCACCGGTGCGGTTACCGAGACGAAAATTGCCGACAACGCGGTCAC